CCAGTTAACCGTCAGCGTGATTTCTTACAGGGTGTATTTAACGATTTAAACCCATACGGGAGAACAATATGATTATTTCAGATACGCAAAAAGATTTTAAAATAGCCCCTGCTGGCTTGCATATGGCAAGGCTTTATTCCGTTATCGACTTAGGTCATCAAGCTACCGAGTGGGCTGGGGAAACCAAAATCATGCACAAGGTCGTGTTGACTTGGGAGTTGCACGGGGATGATGATGCAGGGCTACCGCTAAAAACAGACGATGGCAAGCCGTTAATCGTATCTAAGCGATATACCGTTAGCCTTGGGGATCAAGCCCGTTTGCGCCAAGACTTAGAGGCGTGGTCGAATAAAAAAATGACTACCGAGGATCGTAAGAACTTTGACCTCAAGAACCTTTTGGGTAAGTTTTGCATGGTTAATATCACGCACTCAGAGGATGGTAAGTACGCTAATATCTCAGGCATTAGCCCCGTACCGTCTGCCTTGCGTAACGCCCAGCCTGAAGGAATTAACCCTACCAAAATCTTTTGGATACAAAATTTTAAACAAGAAGAATACGATGCGCTACCTAAGTACTACAAAGAAAAGATAGCGGAAAGTAGCGAGTGGCGGGGTCAACAGGAGCGTGAAAAGAATGCTCCCAAGATTCAAGATGATGATTTATCCGATATTCCCTTTTAAGGAAGAAAATGTTAATTAAGGAGAAGCTAAGTGAATCAGGTCATTGGTATAAGAAGGATGGTAGTCCAGCCTACACAACTATCGGCAAAACTGGGGAACGGGCAACAACGCTCCGTGACGCACGGAAGCTCGGACTTTTGCCTAGTGTTACAACAATTAACGGAATGCTATCGAAAGCAGGGCTTGATACATGGAAGCAACAACAAGTCCTCTTAGCCGCATTGACTTTGCCTAGACTGCCTGACGAACCCGAATCAGACTGGTTAGCTAGGGTGATGCAGGATAGTAAAGCGCAGGGTCGAGAAGCGGCAGAACGAGGTACTGCAATCCACGCCATCATTCAAAGCTGGTTTGAGGGGGTCTATATGCCTGAAAAACCCCCGTACATTAACACCATCATAGAAACCCTAGAGAATGCCTTTGGAAGCCAGCTATGGCTCTCAGAGAAGTCTTTTGCCCATCCGCTAGGGTATGGTGGTAAATGCGACTTGATGGCTAGGGCGGGCTTTATAGTGGACTTTAAGACTAAGGATACCGATTTGGATAAGGTGGATGTGTACTTTGAACATGAGATGCAGTTAGCCGCTTACCGAGAGGGTCTAGGAGTACCAACGGCTAGGTGCGCTATCGTCTTTGTCAACGGTACGACCGATCAGGTCAAATTGATCGAAATTGAGCAGGATCGGCTTCAAAAAGGCTGGGAATGCTTTGAACATTTGTTACGGGTTTACCAAATCAAGAACGGCTTATAATTAAAGTTCCTTCACGGGAACGGGGGAAAGCGCAAGCGAGTACCCCACTTTTTAAGGGCGTTAAGCCGTCAAAATAGGATGCAGTAATTAGGGAATTTTGCGGTTTTCTGCCCTATTCGTAGTAACTGCCAAATATAGCCCTGTTTTCTAAGGGTATATCCCTATAAAATATCTTGCATTATTAAGATTACTTAACTTATAATTGTCTTACTCCATTGGGGAGTGAGATAGATAAGGAGATTCAAATGCAAGTATTAGACCTACAAATTACCAAAGTTGACCACCTCGGTATGCTCTTAGCTCAAATCGCTGACTTAGAAGCCCAAGCAGAAGCACTCAAGACCGAACTCAAGCAAGAAGAAGGTCACATCGAGGGCAACCTTTATAAAGCCTGCGTGACCCTATCCCAGCGCAAGACAGTAGATAACAAGGCTGTATACGCAGAAGCGAATATTCCTGCCGAGTTAATCGAGAAGCACACCAAAACCACCGCAGTTATTACTTTAAAAGTTACAGCCCGTTAATCAACGCCCCTTCGGGGGCAGAAAGGTTTTTATGAAGTCTATTTTATTGCTAAGCCTGCTAAGTCTTACAGCTTGTAGTTCTTATTCACCACCCAATGTCAGCTTAGAAACTGATAAACAGGCGTATCACATGAGCCGTGCCCAAGTCATACTGGGTATAACAGAGTGTGAGGATGCTGGTACACGCCCCGTAGTTATCACCGCTAAGCGCAGGATCAACGGGGTTATGTCTGATGTACCAGTCGAGGTTACCTGTAACCCCCGTTATAAGATATTTCATTAGGAGTCATCATGTTAAAAAGCGAACGAGATTCAGAGTTATTTTATGAGGCTCAGCGTAAGTTTACTGACCGCCAAAGGATGCTTGATAAGGGCTGGGGTGACCTAGAGGCGTATAACGCTTTACGGGCCTCAGAAAAGAAGAAGGAGCGTATCGAGTCTATCCGTATGTTTCTCTTGGGTGGTTTGGCGGCAATCCTGTTCTGTGTGCTGTTTTTTGGTACTAACTACCTCATGCACGGCTATGCAATATAAGAAGTTTGACCAAGCCCTGCACGATGCCTGTGACCCACCTGCCCGTGATGCCGTGGCTAGGTGGCTCAGAAACCTGTGGTATATCGATGCTACCCCTAACCCCGATAAGTACGCTGTAGACCTCATATTAAGACGTAAGGGGGAGCATTTAGGGTATGCCGAGGTAGAGGTCAGGGATTGGGAGTTTTGCCCGTTTAACACGATCCACATCGCCCACAGGAAGGATAAGTTATTTAACCACCCTAGAACCACGATGTATGTAGTAAACCGACCCTTGACCCACGCCTATTGGATTAGGGCCAACAAAATCAAAGATTGCCCGTTAGTTGAAGTGCCTAACAAGGCAGTCGCTAGAGATGAATATTTTTACGATGTTCCTAAAGACTTGTGGAAGGTCGTAGACCTAACCGACCTGTTTTAGGCGTACCCTGTTTGGTATAATTAAATAATGAAAACAGACCACATTTTAACAAAAGAATATTTAAACGAATTGTTTGAGTACAAAGATGGTAATTTATTTTGGAAAAAAGCAAAAGTTGGTACTGCAAAAGGCACTTTAGCTGGAACAAAAAGCCATCATTATTATCAAATTTGCATAAATTATAAAATTTACAGAACCCACAGATTAATTTGGATTTTTCATAACGGCAATACTGAAGATTGCATAGATCACATAAATGGCAACACTTTTGACAATTGTATTGAAAATTTAAGAAATTGTAATATTGCAGAAAATTTATGGAATTCAAAAAAACCAAAAAACAATACTTCAGGCGTAAAAGGGATTAGTTGGAATAAACAAAGAAAAAAGTGGAGAGCAAGAATTTTTTATAAAAATAAAGAAATTCATGTTGGTTTTTTTGTAGATTTAAATGAAGCAAAAATTAAAATCAAAGAAAAAAGACAAGAACTTCACAAAGAGTTTAGTAACAATGGCTAAGAATAAGGCCTAACGCCAGTTTTATCTATTATCAAAACTTGCCTGCGAGGATTAGTGCCAGCAACACTAGGAATACTAATATGTGTCCAACGGTCAAATTCTCGAATAATTTGGTCATATCCAATCCCCGATGCGATCACCGCCTTAACGACTTCATCGGGGGTCATGCTCGGTACTCGAATATCTGCGGCACATCCAATCCGATGCTGGCTAGTGTCCTTTGATCCTACAGCGTCATTGACTTCTTTGCAACGAAAAGCTGAGTTAACCATCACGGGCTTATTACCTAAGACAGACTTAACTTCCTCAAGGAATGCGGCTAGGCGCACAAGGTTAGCCATCTCTGAGGCATTGGGCGTATTGTCAAACTGCCTATGATCTGTGTGGGTCAGTTCGTCTAGGGTGAAGTGTTCACTTAGATTCATCTTTTTTAGCTTTCATATCCATGATTTTTTCTAGAGTACGGCCACCAAAATACGCACTCATTATTAGCATACCCCATTGACCCAGCAGGTTTACATACGATTCTTTAGCATCGTAGCCAAAAGCCGACATCATGGCAAAAAGAAAGTAACCAGCAAAAATAGCCACTAAAGACATAGGGCGTATGTTTTTGGATAGCCAAGAATCACTACTTAAATCAGCTTTCCAGCGGTCAGATATATTGTTTTGTTCGTTCATGTCAGCGTTTAACTCAGCTAACCGACCTTCTTGTTGCATTTTTAATAGTTCAGCTTGGGCCTTGGCTTTGGCTTCAGGATCGGGAATAAACTTGTCTAGGACTTTCATCCCAACATCGACTAGTGCCATTAGCGGAATCATTTTTTACTCCCCCATACAATAAAATAAGCAATCCAACCTGCCACCAAAAAGCACCAAAATTGCACCCATCTAACTTTTGATAACTCGGCATCAAAGTAGTCTTTATCTGCCTTTTCTATCTTCTCAATCTCGGTCTTTATCTGAATGACCTTATCCCACTCTTTAGTACCGAACTTCTTTATAAACTCCACCCTTAGTTTGTACTCCTCATCCGATATTTGTTTACGGTGTCGGTACTCCTCAAGGGCTTTAAATATCGCCCGTTCCTTCTTAAACTCTGCTTCCCTGCGCTCACGGATTCTTGCATTTGCCCGTTCTTTTGCTACATTAACTGCTTCTTTCTGTACTTCTTCAATGTTCTTGCCGATCTCACGACCAGCTTCCCTGCCTGTTTTTATACCTTCGCTGATGCCCTTTGCACCTGCTGACAACCCAAGATCATCTGACACATTGATTAACCCTTACTAAACCAATGTGCAATAAACCCTACGAGTGAACTAAAAGCAGATACAATCCCCATTCCGACCCAAAGACCGCCCCTAGAACGATTAGCCATTGCAACCAGTTCTTCAACACTAGCTTCCATCTTGTCAATCTTGTTTGACATTTCTTGGAACTTTTGTTCATAGTTTTCGACCTTCTGCCACAGCGCACCGTAGCGGATCAAATCAATGCCGTTATCCATGATTAAACAATCTGTTCAGCTTGTGGCGATTTATCCCACACCACAGAACCCATTACGGTAGCCAATTCATCAACATTTGTGCAAGCATTAACCGCAGTAATAGCGTTCTCACAAGTAGTCCGTATTGATGCTCTCCATGTGTTCCAATCGGTTGGGATTGGGGTAGATGTTTCTACTGACTTTACGACCATCCAATCGGTAGGCAAGAGCATGGTATATGCGGTGGTTCTTAGCTGACTAACCGCATTGGTTTTGCAAGTATCTAAGTCTTTGGGATTGTTTATATAAGTTAGTGTTGCACCATTTAGTTCTTGGCTAACCCAGTAATATTGTTGATTGGCGGGGCTATTAGTCGCAATGACTTCCTCTAAACCAATCTCAGCCTTTTCTTGTGGGGTAGATAGGTTTAACCAATTCTGTGGGTACTGAACCCCGTTAATCTCAAAGGCTGTGCCTTCTTGAATATAGGTGTTTGTGGTGGTTGAATAGAACATAATATTTCCTATCGTGCGTTAGCGTATTTGAATGGGTTTTCGGCAAATGCCATGTAGATGTAAGTTACACCGCTACCATTTGTATAGCCTGAAGATGAAGCATCATTTCTAAACTTAATGCCGTTACTTAAAAAATCTTCGTTAGTAGAAGTTGTTGGGGTTGAACCACCATTTTCAGCACCGCTACTATTTGGTCTTAAATAGTTACCAGCCACATTGTATGGATTAATAGATGAATCTAACATCACCCAATCTTGCGAACCAGTTGATTTAATCATTACAAATTTAGGTCTAAAGCCAAGATACAAAAATGTTCCATCTGTGCTTCCGTTGCCTGTGTATGAGCCAAATGCAGAGTAGCCAGCAATAGGTGCAAAGCAGTAGGCTACATAAGTATTGCTGCTTGCATTGTATTGAGCGCCCGAGCCACCAACAGTAAATGTGGTTGAGCTTGTTCCTGTCCACCCGCTGTCTGACGCTGATGCTGCTGTGGAGTCAAGCAACAGATAAGCATTTACGCCAACGCTTGTATGGTAAGTACGCCAGCTTTGTGCGCTTCCTCTGTTCTTAATAATAATCATGCTAGGTGCAACACCTAGTCCATGACCAACAGTTGCGCTAGCACCTGTGCCTGTATAAGTAACAATACTAAATCCAGCACTTGTATTAGCACTTACTGTAGATGTAATAGAACCTGCTGTGTTGGTTGAGCCTGAGCCGTTGGCTTTCCAGTTCCATGCTACAAATGTTCTTGTATTTCCATTTTCTGTGCTATTTGCCTGAACTGTAAATCCATCACTATTAAATGAAGATAAACCACCACCAGTTTCATCTGTTTCTGCAGCAGTTGAATCTGAAATAAGTCTTTTATATACACCCCTAACAGCATCATATAAAAAGTTGCTAGTCGCATTACTTCTGCTTTTTCCCCAAACAAAGTCAGGCTGAAAACCTACACCAGTAATTGCATTTGTGCTTCCGTTACCTGTATATAACACCGCATTAAAGTAATCATTAGCTAATGTAGCCGCAGTAGCACCAATCGTAGGAGTAGGTAAGTTAAATGTGTTTAGTTGTAAAAAGCCTGTTGGTGGGGTGTAGGAGAATGGGCGTTGACCGAAGTTAACCGCAATATCCGCACCACCGTATGTAATAAAACATGGCATAAATTCGCCTGATAGACCAGTAAATGCCGCAGTTGCAGTAGAAAATGTTTGGTTAAAACTTCCTGAGCCGTTTGCATAAGAATCATTCTGCCCAAAATAGATTGCACCAGCCGTAGCATCGTAAAGAACTTGAATAATCTGAGTAGCAGAAAATCCTGAACCATAAGTAGAATCAGTCGAGTTATTACGCTTTTGACCATTACTCATTTGCAGATAAGAAGTAGCACTATTATCAATAGAATTACCGCTAATATCAGTTGTTGGTCTAGTAATGCCTACTCTAATCCGTTCTCCTGAACCACCACCAGTAGCATTAATGTAAACTTCCCAATAATACTTACCTGTAGTCGGAATAACCATTGTTGCTCGACTTGCCGCAGCAGCAACTACACCAGCATAAGTTTGTTGAAGATTTGCGGCTGATAGTGTCAGGTATGTAGAGTTGTAATCAAGCGGATTTATTACTGCATAATTAGCCGTAGTAGCACTTGTCAGCGTAGGCACATCGGTCATGCTGTCGTATGTAGAGCCTGATGTAATACTGATATTGTTTGTAGTCCAGTAATTACTATTGCCTGAAAAGTCTTTTCCTAATCCCACATTGGATGATGTAGTCAGAGCAGAGTTATCGGTAAATGGTAAATAGAATCCATTAGTGCCGTATGTTCCTGTGTATTTCTTAGGAATCCATACACCTGTAGTTGAGGATGTTTCACCGAATGAGGATGGGGTTAGGGCTTGACCATCAATGAAGTTGACCTCAACCATGTAGCCGTCAAAGTATGATACGTTTGCTGGAATTGCGCCTATACCATGAGGATAAGCACCATTTATACCAAGATCTGTATTTTGTGTTGGGTTATTTGATGTACCAAAAGCAGTTACTTCAGAACCATTAACATAAACCTTTAGTCGATTACCTGCTGTTGCCTGAGTTGTATCAACAGCTACAATGATATGATACCAAGCAGATGGGTCACGATAAACTGCTGTACTTCTTCTATAAACAGTTGAATACCCAGTAATTGAGATTAAGTCAGAGCTTGAAAAAGTTATTTCAAAATAGTTTGTATCTGTTGTACCACTTCCAATATAAGCACCAAATATTTGCTGATATGTCCCTAGCGTTCCTCTTTTAACCCACCCACTCCAAGTCCATGTTTGACGATTACCAGCACTAGCTGGAGTTCTATTTAAATAAGCAGACGCACTTTGACGAAAGCGTAGGGAGTTGGTTAGGTTATAACCACTTGGCCCGTTAGCAGTAAAGACTACAGGTAGGGTCATGCAACCCCCAAACTTCTACCTTGCTCGTATAGGTTTGTACCATCAGAGCGGAATACAAAATAGTCTTTAGCACTAGCACCTGTTGATAAGGTAGGCGCAGTTCCACCCGCCCACTTAAATACTGCGTTCCAAGTTAGGGTATTTGACCCTGCGTTTTGAATAACGGCTAGACCATAATAAGCCCCGTTTACTAATCCTGTAGGAGCACCCATTGTTCTGTTATTTGATACAAAGGTAAAGGTAGCGACTTGGGCAGTATTAGCCGCCCATGCAATCGTAGCGGCATCGGTTAAAGCTACATTACCAAAGTATTGTTGAGCAGTAAAGTTTGTAGCGGTTGCGGGGGCTACATACTCTGTACCTGCGGTGGCTACAGCAACAACGCCTGAAGTACCTTTTAAGACCCCTGTTAAGGATGTAGCAAGGGTTGTCGTACCTGTAACCGTTAAGGTCGTAAACGAACCTGTACCACCACTTACTAAAGCGTCTGCATATGCTTTAGTTACTGCATCGGTTGATAAAGTAGGGGTAGCTAAGTTAACAATTTTGTTACTGTTTAAATTTAAGTTACCTATCATTGCGGTTTGACCATCTGCCGCAACAGAATCAGTCAAAGCAGAAGCTATATCACTAAGTGTGTTATTAGCCCATGTACTTGCAATGGTTGTGCCTGTTACTACTGGGTTTCCAGCAGGTAGAGAATATGTACCCGATCCGTTTCTACTCATTTGTTGTTCCCTCTTGTGCGGCTTTCATCATTAATAATTTTGCTATTCTTCGCTGTTCAGGTGTTCCTGAGTTAGCAAGATCAAGAACAGGTTTTGATGCTTTGCCCGCCAAATATGCGCCTTCGCCTACCAATCTAGGGCTTTGCAATGGAAGTGTAGCCAATGGCAATAGACCTTCCAAACCAAGATTTAATGCCCCTGTTACAGCACTTCCTGCCGTAAAACTTGGCAGTAACTTTTGTAGACCTCTTGGGGTTACGCTGCTCAAGGCTTGGCCTGATAATGCTGGCATTAAATCTACACCAGCTTCTTTTCTTAAAGTATCAGCTAATTGTTGGCGATATTGGTAGCTAGTATTGGCGTTATTACGGGTTAAAGACTGTAACTTGCGAATAGCGGAATCAATTGATGTTCTATCGCCCAAACCTAACGCTGTTTCAAGTTCACGCTCAAGGCCTAAAGATTGTTCGTAATCACGCATTGTTTTTGCGTAATTTGGGTCTTGTTTAACAATGGTGTTTTTAACTTGATTCCTAGTCTGAGTAAGAACCGACTTGGCTTCTTTAGACATATTATTGTCGTACAGGTCATCAATCCTGCGTTTTAACGCATCTAAGCCTTCTGCCGTGTGCAGTTCAGGCTTGCTTTTCCATTCACCAACTACAGACTTAATCTCGTCAATTTCTCGCAAAGTCTTTTCGCCTACCCTTGATGCTGTTACACCGCCAACACCCTTAACAGTCAAACCTTTAAGCGTATCCTGAAATGTAGTTTCAATTGGCTTAAAGTTTAAAAACACTTGGTTTTTGTTGGTTGTCTGAATGCCCTGCTCGTAAGCCTGTCTACGCTGATTTTTAAGAGTTTGCAAGCCACTTTGTGCGGCTTCTAATATATCGCTTGCAGGTACATCTCCACGCAAGTTTGCTAAAAACTGTGGGTTTTTAGTTGCTCCAGCTTTAAATGCTTCGCCAACAGCATCGCCACCTGCACCTGTAGATAAACCTAATATTTGTTTTCCAAGATACCCTACGCCTTGTGCGACTGGTTTTATTAACTCACCTACTGGCCCAGTTGCCGCACCAAACAATGCCGCATTTTCACGGTTTTCAATATTTGGAGTTAATGCGTACCCAGTAGCACCACCAATAGCCGTCTGTTGTCCTGTAGCCCTAGCAAAACTAGGAATCATGCCAAGTGTTTTGGCTACTTGTGGGACTTGTGCAACGGTATTTAATGCCTTTTGTGCCGCACCAAATGGCAATACATACGAACCAATTTGACCAGTAGTACCTGATACTGGGTATTGTTCTTTAACTTGGCTAGTAATCCTATCGCCAAGACGGGCTATGTTACGACCAGTTTCAGGAAAAGCTAACTCAGTCAATGCTCCAGCACCTTTAATTAGTTCGCCAGTACCAGCGGCAAGCATTGGGCCAACAACCCTATTGCCATCCATTTTAGGAAGTTTTATATTGCTAATAAAACGATCGTAAGCTGTTTCGTTTATTGGTACAGCACCTTGTGGCAAAGGAATGCCAGTATCAATTGCTACAGCACCTTTAGGTAATGGGATCAGATTATCCATTATTCGACTGCCTTTCCAGTTGCCGAATATACCCATTTACCGTTGCGAGTTTCAATCTGTTGATTGTTTAATACAGCCCGTTGAACGGGTGCATTTTTAGCTGAAGTATCTGCTTTTACATCTTGCGTCCTTGGAACAACAACGAATTTACGCATATTTTCGGGAACGACTTTTTGTTGTGTTCCATACGCTTCAACAATAATTCCACTAGCAAATTCTTTTTGATCTTGAACAATTCGATCAAGGTTTCGCTTAGTTACTGTAATATCTTTGTAGTTAGGCAACACTTCTTCCAAGATACGCTCGTCACCACCGTTCAATACACCTAAGTTATTGGCTTCTTTACCTGTCAATTTAGCTGTAGCGTATAAAGAATTTAATCTTGATCTTACACTTGGGTTTGCTAAATCAGCGGCAGTCAAAGTAGAAACATAATTGTTGTACTTCTCAAGCGAGTTGTAGTACATCTTTGCACCGTCAACCTTTTGACCAGCAGTACCTTCTAATGGCTTGTAAGCGTTCTTTTTCCAATCTCTTGCCGCTTCACCGCTTGGTTGTGGTGGCATTGCAGGAAGTTTAAATGGATCATAGCCATATGTTTTAATTAAATCATTTGATGAAGCATTTGTAGCAGGTTTAACAACAGGTTGTGCTAGGTTTACTTGACCACCAGCAGGAACACTACCATCAGGAACATTACTAACAACAGGGCTACCGCCACCAAGATTACTTGGTATTGGAATGCCTTTATCACCAAAAGTAATTCTGTCACTCATTGAAAGTGCTGGTTTAGATATACCAATAAACTGCAAAGTGCTTCTTGGATTAGGCGAATTTTCGTCATAACGATAATTTTCGGTGTTACCCGTTTGTTCGTTATATTGAGTAACTTCTTTATATTTTGGCTGTTTAAATGCTTCTGCTGCCAAAAATGGCAACAACGCTCTAGCTTGTGGAGATTGCATATTTATTGCTTCTGCAAATGCTAATTTTGGATTAGCTGCTATTGCTGATTGAGCAGGAGTTCCCTTAACTGTTTCATAAGTTTCAGTAGGTATATCAGGAGTTCCTGCAATTGCAGGTCTGCCACCAAAAACATTCATTAATCTTTGTGTTTCTAACTTACCTTGCTCACGCAATTTTTCAGCTAATTTAACGGCTTCTGCATCACTTTCTCTTGCAAGGCTCTTACCCGCATAGGTTTGGAATAAAGGTGCTGCGTACTGAAAGAAACTAGGTGCAACATAACGCCCACTTACCATCTGTCCTGACGGCATAGATTGACCCTGTTGCATAAGCAACTGAGCCATCTGCTGTTGGCGGTTTAACGCCTGCTGTTGTTGCATTATTTCAGGGGGTAGATTACTACCGCCTACATTTATCATGGGTACTTGTTGAGCCATATCAATAATCCATATCGCTTGGAATGTCCATCGGGTTCATGCCAGCAGAATAATAGTTTTGTGCAGGTCTTTGATTAAATGCTGACATTTCTGCATTAGCCATATTCATGTTTTGTTGTTCTTGTTGTTTGCGTAAGGCATTAGCCATAGCTAGTTGGCTGTAACCAGCCCCAGCTTGTTTGCCATCAACGGTCATACCCGCTTGATTAGTCAAGCCCATACCTTGTTGTAAAGCCTGTTGTTGCATAGCTTGTTGGGCGGCTATGTTTTGATACACAGGATTTAACCCACCTAATTCTTGGGTTTGGGGCATCTGCAAAATGTATGGGTTCATGGTAATAGTCCGTAATTTAGGGTTTTAACTATATAAAACACTTGTTTTATTGCTTTATCCATATTTGCCCATTCCTGCACCAGCCAAGCTAAATAAACCTTGATTAAGGTTAGCTTGGGCGGCTTGTTTAGCGTTAAAGTCACCCATTTGGGCGTTGTATCCCATCTGTGATGCACCTAATATATCAGGGCCTTGCGTTGTTGCTTGGTTGTATGAATTAACAAATTGTGGGCCTTGTACCTGTGCGCCTGTACGCACCGCAGATAGGGTGTTTAAAGGTTCGTTTCTCAGGTAGGCTTGTTCTTGTAAGGCAGACTGACGGGCTTGTTGACCAACACCAAAGCCTTGGGTAGTTGCCCCTAAGAGAAGGTCATTCTCACGCTGGGCTTGTTGCATCATGGCTCGGTTATACGCCTCAGAGCCAATATCAATACCTTGGTTAGCCAATCGTTGTTGTACCTGTTCACGCCCTTGTTGTAACTGTGGGGCAAGGCGTTGCATATACGCATCTTGATAGCTTTGGCTAGGATTAAACCCTGTGGTCGGTAGTTTGCTTGTATCAAACGGGGTTTGTAGCATATTTTCTACATACCCTAAACCTTGACCTGCAAGTTTTCCCAATCCAATACTAGCTTGGTTTTGATAGTCTAAAAGCTGTTGTTGGGCAGGACTTAACGACTGTGTAGCGGTATAAGTAGGGTTTCCATAAGGATCAGAACCAGTAATATCGTACTTAAGACTGCCGTATGGCGTGATTTGATTAACCCGATTAGCCGCAGTAGCAACCCGTGCCGCATCAATATTACCTGACGCTGTTTCTTGTGCAGCACCCCTGTAATCAGGGGGTGCAGGCGCACTCGGAGCAGGCCCTAATCCTAAAAATCCACCACCACCCATACTATTCTCCCTTGTTTAGAGAGCATCGGATGTTAAGAAACCGACACTCCTCTTTTCTCATAGCCATAATCACTAAATCACCACTCATGTGGGCATCAGGTATATCGGCTACCACTTTAAAACCAAGGTGTCGGTTTAATCGTAAGGCATCTTCATTGTCCTTACAGATTTGACCTAGTATAACGCTAACACCGAGTTTATTAAAGGGGTAATCAAACACCGCCCATATAAAATCTTTACTAGCCCAATGCTCACCAACACTACCAATATGAATTTCACACGCCTTTGGCATAAAATTGGTGTATCCCGCTACTGCTACTAAATTACCATCCTTCATCTGCCCGATACATTGGGTGGTTTCAGGTAGGGGAAAGTTAAGGATTCTGACTAACCATTCGCCTAAATAGCGTTGATTATCAGTCGTAACTGTCCTCAAATAACTCCACCTCGTTCCATTACAAAATCGGTGCTTGCCCAATGAAAGTCAATGCCTTGCGATGCAACATTCATACTAATTGATCCTGCATAACCTAAACCTGTTACGCCTTGCCAAAACTTACTAACGACTAAGTTTCCACCCCAGTTAGTGTCATCCCATGTTGATACATCCCAAACCCCAATATCAAGGGTAGATGGGTTAAACGATATTTGGCTAGTTAAAGGTACTGTATCAAAATCGGTGCTAATACCGCATAGAACGGTCGGTAAGCCGTTATCGGTCTGTAGGATAGGGCGTACCATAGTAAAGCGTTTTTGTTGCCCCCTAGTTTCAAAATACGAGTAGGCTTGTTGCACAAAACCACTAATATTGTTGGTATCGTCAGAAAATGAGTCATAAAAACGAGCTACAAAGCCGTTGCCACCAAAATACATATCGTCACCACTAAGTTCCCAACAATTTGCTGAAATATTGGTAAACCTAGCCCATGACTTTGTGATGTTGTGCATGACATATTGTTCTGACCCGCCAGTTACGGGGATATTAACAAGCAACATATTGTATTTGGCGAGGTAGTTAATCTGCCAGCCAAAATTAGCAGAATATAGGTCTGCTGCTTGGCTAATAGCAAAGAAAATCTTGTCTGTAATGTTAACTCTTGGGTCTAAGCGGGTGGATTGAAGTCCTGCGGATAGGGGAACTAAGCCTTGTTGGGTCAATAATAGGATGTCACCGCCATATTTAAACACGCATTTACGGGCAAAAGTTTGTCCAATGTTCCAAATACCAACCAAAGCCCAATCATTCGGGTCAGATGGGTCAGAACCCTTGTAAACAGCGACTTCCCCGTTACTGGTCACAAATACCGCTAAATCATCCACCCCGTATCCAGCGTCAATAGTCCAAGTCCCCATTGCTTGCAGGTAGCCACCGTTCTTAAAGATGCCACCAAGGGGGAATTTGGTAACCGCCCCATTAATTGAATCTACGGGTAAATACCAAAAATTTAGGGAGTTTTCTTCTACAAAATAAAGACGCTCTTTAAACAGGTTTACATAGGCAAATGTGTTGGAATTTAGACCTGTAATAAAGTAATTAATCGTGTAAGTGCCTACAACAGTTGCATCACCGCTTGGGGCAGTAGCCATCGTATAAGTGAGGGTTGATCCACCCGTTACAGTAATGCGGTAAGTTCCATTAAATTGGCTTGGGGTTGCACCTGCTACTGTTATGGTGTTACCTGTGACAAGATTATGAGCACTTGCAGTCGTTAGGGTAGCTGTTAGGTTACCCGTTCCACCCCTAGTAATGGTCGAAATAGTCTGTGCGGTGTTTGTTGTAGCACTTCTAGACCATCTTGTACCGTCATAAACCACCATCGGATCAGCCCCGTTGACGGCTGGCATAAACGAGCCACCCGCAGTAGTAATCATGGAATGAATCCACTTACCATCGGTGTTACCTGTAAGACTAGAGGTAGCCGTAGAGGTACTAGCATCGTAAATAATCGTAGAGGTCGCAGCAAACAACTTAGTAGTCGTAGGGCTAGAGTAACTCATCAGAGATAAAACCGCCCCAGTAATGCCTGTAGAGGTCTTGGTATAGCCTTTTCTAAGGGTTACATCCGTAGGCGTAGGAAAGAAGTTAACCATCTGAACCGCATCTAAGGGGTTCATTTCAGCAAGCGAATCCCTAGCGTTCCAACCCCCAATAGGGGATGGTAGAGAAGCGGTAACTGCCCTTTTTTGTTGAGCGACCGCCATTATGACCCGTAGCCAGTATCAGGAATGTTAGCGTAACCAATTAAAACTTTGCTTGGGTATGGTGCAAACGATAAGGTAGCAGAGCCTTTGTCGTTGGCTTTAGCAACATTCAAATAGCGGTAATAATCAGCTTGTAGGGCAGTAGTATCAAACCCTTTGATTTGGAAATATTTAAGTTTTGTACCTAAAACTAAGACCGTATCATCAAGCACCGTGGTATCGGTGTCTACAGTAAAGCTGTTTTTTACTTGATCGGTGACACTTCTAGCCCATCCTTTAGAACGGTACTCAAAGCCTAAATACTCTTGGGTGTTGTATGGTGGCCAAATTTGAAACTTATCGCCTAGAATACGCCACCTAATGCGTGGGCCTGTTGAGATATAACCTGACTTTAGCCATTGCCATTGCTGTGCATCTTCAGGCCCAAGCATCTGCCAATGCTTTGTTTTGTCCCAATGGGTATTATCCGTAATGGTTTCAAAGTCATTTGGTAGGGGGTACTTGGTTTGTGAGAAGGTAACAGTTCCACCTACGCTAGTAGCCGATGATAGCTGGCTAACAGTTACGATAGACCCTGCTACGCTTTCTACATAAGTATCTTGTGGAACACTTGTACCGACTACCGAGTAATTATTGTTTAGACCTGTGACATTACCAACATTCAATAAATCGTATGTGTTGTTAATCGTATCGCAGGTCGTGGTAATTGCTGTGGTGTAAAACCGATACTCCAACTGTAATGCTTGCCAATCGTATTCTTTTACCAAGTCATAGCCAACACGATTCATTAAGGCTAGAACCTGTTGAACATCTTGATTTGTATTACCCGCCACATAAGTGGGGATAGCAAGGTTTAGTTCGCTAGTGGTCTGTTGAACTAGTTGGAGCATCGTTGATGACATATTAAACTTCCTCTGTGGCTACCGCTTTTTTACGGGTTTTCTTTTCACCAACAGCGGCAAGTATAGCGGCCATCTGATCCTGCATTTGAGCCAGCTTCGCATCTGTTTCTGCCTTTATTTTAGCAGTTTCTAAGTCCTTTTTGGCAAGTTCTTCTTTCAAAGAATTAATTTCACTTTCCCGCTTATCGGTTTCTGCTGCATTGGTAGCTAGATTTAAAAATGCCTTTGCCTTGTCACGGAACGCATAAGGTGACATTCCTGCCGCCATACCCATGCGCTGTAACTGTTGGTCAGATGCGTGTGCAATCGCTTCAACAGTATGAAACTTCAAAGCCCTTAACTCCTCGGCTTGGCTTTTCGATACGATAGGCCATTCTGATACGGGAGTGCCGACAATATCAGGTTCGTTTGCCCCTACACGGTTCATGTAGTTAGCCCATTGGATCGGGAAACGGGTCTTATGGCTAGGTAGCGCATAAGTATCGATCTCGGTCAGAGTATCGCCAGCTACACAGATGTGTACAAAGTCAAACTCTTTAAATATTGGTCTGCCAGCTTCTATGGATTCATGCTCTTGTTGTACGGGTCGTTTGTAAAAACGCACCTGTAAACGGCTGTCTGCGTGGTTCTCATCTGAAGGTAAAGCCATTTTTAATTCTCCTAAGTAGTTAGGTTGTTAAAAGGAAAAAGGGGCTACCCGTTAAGGTAACCCCTCGTTTTTACTACAAAAAGCTATTAAACACTAGCCTTACTGAACCAACCATAATCACCGCTTGCCATTGAAGCACCTGACAGGTATGTGCCACCTGAAGCAGTTGCTACAAAGGTTGAAGCGTTAATTGAGCAAGTTGCGGTAGATGCACCGATTGCTGCACCAGCTTGTGCGAACACATAGCGTAAGCCATTATTTGCAAAAGTCTGTAGACCGAGTGGCCCAATGGTAGGAATTGCTGTGCCAGCGGAGTTTGAGTTGGTGTAAGCAACACCATCCAAATCTACACCAGCGATGGGGAGAGTTGTATATGCCATGATATTTTCCTTTTATAATCAGTAGATTAAGTGCCTGACAAGATGCCTTGCAATGAAGCATTAGAGCAAGTAAGGTTACCAGCCCAGCCATACAGCTTCACGATTGCATCTTGGTTAATCGATTGACGCTCGCCACCGATAGGAACGAAATTACGCTCTTTATGTGGGCGGAAGAAAATGTAGTTGGTGTTCAAGAGATACATATAAAGCGGATTCTCTTGTGCGCCAATACCACCACCGAGTACAACATCGGCAGACATACCACCACCGTAGAACTTCAAGGAAGCAAAGCCAGCCGCACCTTCGTCTACACCAGCAATACGCTGGATAGCCTGTAAGGATGCAACATAGCGTTGATACAGGGTGTTACCAGCGATGATGAGGTCTACCTTATCAGTTCCACGAACGGACTTGATTGCGGCAGAAGTCATAGCGGCTTGGATCAAGGTAGAAGAATCTGCACCTGTGGAAGATTGGTTTTGCCAAAATGTCCAGTTTGCACGATTGATACCACCGTATGTACCAGTTGTATTAGCAACAGCAACAGCAGCCGCTAAACCAGTAATATTCTTGCCACCATTTCCAGTTCCATCACCATAAATATCACTTGAAATGCGGTTCAAAAGACGGGCTTCAGAAACTTGCATACGACCATCTAACAGGTCAATGATTGCTTCTTTAGACGAGTTTTGGAGCATTTCTAAACCACTCATGGTTACAGAGTCAGCGTACTGAGTAATGCTGAACTGTGCCGCAGAAATTGGGCTATCAGGGGTGATGTTCAATACTTCGTAGCCACTATATGAATTAACATTATTAGTCGCTGGGTCGTTGTACATGATTTCCTCAAGGATTACATTACCGCCTGAGAAGGGTCGTACATTGCCCTTTGAGTTTAGACGCTGTAGAACAGCATTGTTCTGCGTCAAGTTATCTGCCAATACTCCACTACGACTTTGAATGGTGGTAGCGATAATATCGGTGATTGCGCTATTTGCGAATGCCATGATATTTCCTTTATTAAGTTAAGTTAAACCCTACCGCTTTCTGCTTCGGCTATTTGAGCCATGAGCATCGAGCGTCTGTCCTTTGCATCTGTCTTAGACACCTGACCGCTAGGAGTAACGGACTTCGGACTAACAGCAGTTGCTTTAGCTTTTGCTACTTGCTGTGCCTTAGATGCTTGGGTACTTGCTGACTTCAGGAGTCTATCCTGATCCAGTTTGTACGCTTCATCGTTGATACGCACCGCTTTGGCGTAAGCCGTTTCAAGGTCTTGGGCTATACCTCTCTCAAGTAATTGAGCCATATCTTCCCGAACCATGTCAAAGTGAGGAAACCTCTCTTTGTTACTGCTTACCCGTTCAATTTCTGACATCAAACGAGCATTTTCTTCTTGCTCCCGAATCGCTGACAGTTGTTGCACCTGCTGTTGTGTTGCCTGTAGCTGTTGCATTAACTGCTGTTGATACGGGTCTACATACGCCTGTTCAGGCATTTGTAAGCTATCTGAATTTAATTGTATTCCATAATCTTGTGCAAGTCTATGGAACATCTGCACCTTTTCTTGGTAGGGTGCTTTTGACAATATCATGTGCGCCCGACCAAGGTTATTAATCCATGCCGCAGGGTGTATTCCCTGTGCTTGCAGTTCAGGTACGAATGGGCCAATCGCCTCGGATAGAGTTCTAGCGTTGTCGGCTTCGGCTTTGTAGGCAGACACGCCTTTCTTGTACTCGGCTTCACGCTGGTTAGCGTATTCAGCAAACTTAACAAAATCCTCTTTGTTGAGTTGTTCGCCCTTTTCCATCTTGTCCCAAATCTCTACATACTCTTTCTTCCAAGTCGTTGGGCGTTTTACTTCTTCAGCCACAGCAGGAACTTGTCCCACGCTGTCAGGTTCATCAACCGTATCGGTTTCGCTATCGACTTCTGTGCTGGCTTCCTTTGCTTTGAAGCGACCTTTTTCGTCACGGTTTTCTTCAACGGGACTTTCTTCGGCTTCGATTGGATCGTCATTTACTTCAATCTCCTTTTCAATAGGTGCTTCAAGTGTGCCTTCTTCAGCTTGCTCTAGTGCGGCTTCCAACATCTCTCTGCGGTCATCTGACATGGTTTTCCCTATCTATAGTTAAGTTTTGAATACGCTATTTCAGCAATCTGCCGTTTACGGGCTTCTTGATCTTTACGGCTAAATTCGTGGGTCTTTTGCTGTGTAGGTAAATCGTTACCCAATTCAACACAGTTATTGCGTTTAAGGTTCTCACGGTGTTTAGAACGACTTGAAACCCACGTGCCGTCTGCCATAGAGATGTGCCCCTCAATATCGGGCATCACCATCGGAGCTTCCCGTGACTTCATAGCGACCTTATCTTGCCATGACGCTCTAGCAGCTTCCTCACCAATGGTTGGTATCCACCACTCTAAAAAGAATTCTTCATCCGTTTGCTTAGTTTCTATATGACTTTCTTGGGAATATCCACAATTCGGGCAAATCATTACATTCTCCTTATGATGTCAGGTAATTGATCGTATTCTTCGGGTCTAAGTACGCAAATACTGTCATACCAACGGCCATTTTTCCATCTCCAGCAGACAAATTCCTCTTTAGGTAGTAAAACCACGCACTTTACGCCTAATGCGCCCGCTAAGTGCGCTGTGCCTGTGTCTACGGTGACGATTCCCTTCATTGCCTTCATGTGTTGGGCGGTTTTTAGCCAATCTTTCTTCCACCCATCGTTAGGAAGTGGGTGAAATGGCCCTTCAGTCTTAGGATTTAGGGAATAACAGTTATCGCCCACTAAATCAAGCATTTCTCGACTGTCTATTGACTTAATGTAGTACAGGCTTTTGTTGGATGCTTCCCAATTTACCCCTATTTTGGGTGGGATATTGCTAGGCGTAGCTTCTAAATAGCCTTCTGAACCCACTATCTTTTTTTTAGTCACTGGAAAAAGGCTTTTAACATAAGGCATAGCGGTTGAAATGTAATATGGCAACGACATTGATCCAATCCAATAGTCGGCTTCTACCGCTTCCCCTACTTCGGTGGCATTGGTAATAAGATCAATACATTCCATCTGCCCAATGAGGTAATGAAGTGAGGATTCTTGTAAGACGATGAGTTTTTTAGCCCCCATAACCTTTAGGGCGGGTAGAAAACGATAAAACTGCAATACATCGCCATAGCCTTGTTCCATCTGTACCACAATAGACTTGCCTAGTAGAGACTCGCCACGCCATACAGGGATCGTTAAAACAGGTTTGTAGGGCTGGGTTTGCTTGGCAATGATGTCAGGATGCCAGCGGTACTCAAATAACCGAAAGCCAGCCTCATATCTGCCAGCGTGTAGGTGATCGTAAGCTAGTTTGTATTGACTGTCAGCGTCTAGTGCAAAAGTATTAATATGGATTCCTCATCGTCTAGTTCCTCTAGGCGTTTGGCTTCCAAGGTCTGTAGTTCCGCTTGTATACGGGCGTACTTTTGTCTGTAAGCTACTGCCGCAAGGATGTTATCCCGTTGTCGTTCAAGGTAGCTTATAGACCGCTGTAACTCTTGTGTATCGTCTGACGGTTTATCAGCCTTAACCTTTTGAATTGATTGTACTTTAGATTGCTTAACTTTAGCAACAGGATCAATTTGATCTTTAAATGCTTGTTTACGAAATGCGTTAGCATCCTTGGTTGCTTGTTCTAACTTGCGTTGTCGTTCCGCAATCTTTTGATGTAGCCTTTTGACTCTTTTTAATTCTTCCCTTGTCCAACTGCCACCATCATCCCCGCCAAGCGGAGTAAATACTTGGAAAGCATTGTTTTGGAACGCATCGGCTTGAAATGCGGTTTGGAACACTAGCAGTCCTCTGCACCTTCGTAATCGCTATAGGTCTTTAGAACCTCGTAGATTGCTGGGATTAAGTCGCCCTTTAAATCTTCCATATTGATATAGTGTGCGTTTTCTTTGACTGTAGCCATATTGCCATGCCTTGCCGACTCATCATAATGAATAGCCACTTGGACTTGGATTTGGTCTTTAGTGCCAAAGAAGTTAGTGATTCTAGCGTAGGCTTGTGGGGCTGGTACGCCAAATTGTGTTTGAACAGCGAGCTTAAGTGCCATTTAATTCTCCTTAAAAAGTTACTTCTGTCGTTTCTACCTTGCAGACTGTTCGTATAGTCGTACTAGCCTGTCCAGTAAAGGTAATGCGTAATCCACCGTTTGTAGTATCTGCCGTAGCCGCTATTGCCCATGTTGCTGCACCTGCGTCTGCCGCTAATAGCGTAGTAGTAACTGTCCCTACAATCGCTGTAGAAGCCGCATTAGCACCACGCTTGATAGCACCTTCTAGCTTCCATGCAGATGTATTACCACCGCCTGTTACATTGGAAATAACAGTAGCTTTAAATAAATAGGCAGAGTTGTTAGGTAGTATTACTTGATTGGTCGTTCCTGCGGCTGCTGTTTCACTTCTTAATGCAGTAGCTGTAGCATCTGTGGTTTGCGCCCCAATAATTAATAGGGCAGCTTGTGATGAACCTTGCGTTGTGCCAACTGGTCCATTATGTGCAGGAAATACTTGGTACCCTGTAATTCCTCTTGTTGTTCCGGCATAACCGCCAAGAATAGCAGAATATGTTGATGTTGCGTAATTTGTGTTTCCACCAACAACAGATGCTCCAAAACCACTAGCTATATTTGAAAAGCCTGCGCCAACAAAAGCAGATGTTCCTTGTGCGGCATTTCCTGAAAATTGGGTTGGTAAATTTCCAAAAAAACCACCCCCGCATACAACAGAACCAAAGCCTGTAGTGGCACTATTCCCACCGCCACCGCCTACAAATGAATAATTTGAACTTGCTGTGTTTTTCCAACCACCCGCAACTGCACTCCAATCCCCACTAGCCACATTCCTATTAGCACTACTGCCCGCATCGCCTCCGCCTAAAATTGCACTATATGCCCCTGTAGCTTGGTTATTACCACCGCCTACTACTACTCCATGAGGAGTAAAGAAAGATAGAGTGCTTGTAGATGAACCTGATGCGTTTTGAGAAAGAGTAAGGCTTGTTCCTGAGATGGCGGCTACATAGGTATCATTAGCAATAGAAGTGCCTGTAATGTACTGCCCTACCTTAATATTAGCATTTGAACCTGACAGCGTTACGGCTGTTGTGCCATTCATTGTTCCTGACTGAGTAGTTACTGCACTTCCGCTAGTTCCGCTATTTGTAAACCCACCGCCAATAAAATTAAAATATCCTGCGGAAGTATTTAAATAACCGCCTGTTGCAACTGAATAAGGAGATGAAGCTGTATTTGTAAATCCACCACCAACATAAGAATATCCGCCTCCTGATGCAGTATTAGACCTTCCTCCACTTATAGTTCCATAATTGCTAGAAGCAACATTAGATAAACCACCACTTAAAACACTACTTACACCACTAGCAACTTGTCCAGCAGAGCCTCTTAATGTCTGCCAATCTACTGCGTATGTACCCCTAGCATTACCACCTGCTGTAGTAGATGTAGTAGCTTGTGCTTGTAATGCGCCTGTTCCTGCTGGTTGTACAAATAAAGAACCATTAGACTCTAGTCCAATAGTAGATACTCCACTAAAGGATAGGGTAGGAGTTCCGTAGACAATAGCAGATGTAGTAGGCACATAAGTATTTAATGTGCTACCTATTTCTAATTGCAGTCCATAAACAAAGATTGTTTTACTTGTGCCAGTAAAGCTTAAATTTGTGCCATCTTCAGATACAAAAAATTGAGAAAATGTTTGAGCACCTGTAAGTACGATTGAACATCTGTACCATCCGCTACCAACTGCTGTTATTGCAGAAGATGTAGGTGCATTATTAATATTTGCAGAAAACGCACCAGTATTTATATTAAAAATTACACCAGCATTTTGTGCGCTTGAATATAGACCAACAAAATTTGCAGTTCCAGCTTTTGCATAAAGGCTTAAAGTAAAACTATTTGAAGCATACGATGTAGATTGAAAAAAAGTATGCTGACCAGTATTAGTTCCAGTATTTATTGAAAATGCGCTAGAGCCACCAAAAGGGTCAGTTTGTGAGCCAGTAACAGCAATATTGGTTTGTGTCCAAGTTGTTGCAAGTGATACTGTATTTGTTAATAAATTCTGCCCAGTACCATTTACCCTAGCTGTCTGTCCTGTAATCGTAGTAGCGTTTACAGTAGATGGGGTAGTAGCACCTATAGTAGTGCCATTGATTGTGCCACCTGTGATGGCTACTGCTGTGGCGTTTTGGGTGGACATTGTGCCAAGACCCGTAATGTCTGTGCTTGGTACAGTTGCAACAGCCGTCATTGCACTTGTGCCGTTACCCTTTACATAACCTGTCAGGGTGCTTGCCCCAGTTCCCCCGTTAGCTACATCTATAGTCCCAACTAGAGTATGGTCAGCATTCCAATCAGAGGGTCTAACTAAACTTGTGTCATCTGTGTCAGGGATTGTGCTGACTTTATTATGTTTGACTGTTATAGCCATTACTGTACCCCGATTATTTTGCCGTCTTGTCCTCGTACTACCTGCTTGGGTCGGGAGTTATTCTCGTTAATGGTATTTACTAGGTCACCCAATGCCAAGGTCATTTGCTGGTTGCTCATGCTAATAGCGTCAGCAATTGGCTGTAGTGGGTGCTCCATAGCCTTTGCCATCTCCATCTCAGACATATACGCTTGTTCACCAGTTGATTCATCTGACCCAATCCGTGCGACCTCAATCTTAGCCCCGTTGTTAATGTGTGCTAACAAGACCTGCGTATTGCGTTCGGTCATCATCTTCATCTGTGCAAGTTTTAATTCCATCTCCATCTTAGCTTGCTCGGATTGCATCTGCATCTCTCGATCCAAAGTATTACGCTGTTCTTCTAATTGGAATTTAAGCTGGTTCTCTTGGGCTTGGTACTCTTGTTTAGCCTTCTCTAGTTCCATCTGCATCTGCATCTTTTGTTGTTCCATCTGTAACTGCATCTGCATTTCAGCTTGTTTAGCTTGTGCTTGGGCTTGCATCTTGGTTTGTTCCATCTGCGCTTGCATCTGAAGTTTCTGTACCTCAGGGCTAGGTGGCTTTGGCTGTCCTTCTGCCGCCTTTGCTTGCTCACGGAACTTGTCAGCGGTTTCGTCAATCATGCCCTCTAAGCCTTTACCTGCCTTAAATGCGGTGACACCAAATTTCAGCATCTCGACCAACATAGGGGTAAGTTCAGGTGTCATTTGTGCCGCTGGTACTGCTTGCGATAAGAACCCACTCATAGCGGATAAGAACTCCATTCTGTCAGCTTTTTCCTGCTGTTCGTCTTGAAATATCATCGAGTCGCTAGTCACCTCAACACGGAAGTTCTTAGCGGATTCGTCACGCAATAAGGCTAGGGCTTGTGGGATTAACTGTTGATCCTGTGGGCTTAGTTGCATTGCACCACTAATCTTGACAATCGTATCGTCTGTAAAGTGGTTGCAGATGATCTGCGCCTTGATGCTCAAGAGTTCGGTAGCAAAGTCTACGACAGCGTGTTGCATGGTCTTGAGTCTACCGCTGGCGTTATTTGACTTAATAATCTGTGCGCCAAGGGTTTCATTAGGGTCGGTCTGTCCCCTTTGAATGTCAGCAATACCCATAATCTCGTAGATTTGGTTCTTGACCTGATCCATTGCCTGATACGACATTTGTAAGGCATTGGCGATAGGTGCAATATCCACAAGGTTAATAGCACCCATCATCCCGCCCTTCTCACTAAAGGCAGCATAGTTCTTAACAGGAATCAGGGTATTGTTCTCACCCTCGGAGAATAGTCTTGCAAGGCTAGGTTCGGCAGCATCGTAAACACCCCGTACTTTTAAGGCGTTGATAAAGCCATCTATGCGGTCTGCCAGCGTGTCTAACTGCTTGGCTTGGTCTTGATATAGAACAAAGTCAGGAATCGGCTCTAGCTTGTCTGTCGTAAGTGTGGCGTACAGGGGTTTAGGGCAGGGCCAAAAGTTCTCAAGTTTAAGCGGGTCAGGGCGAGTATCAAGTATCTTACCCATTGACTTCGATAGCCAAATCACCTCACCTGAGGTCTTGTCCCATATCTCATAGATAACGGCTTCGGATGCACCTTCACCCATCTTCTCATTGAAGGTTTTTGTGGTTTCGGGTTTGGTGTCTAGGGGTATCTTACCGCCCAGTTCCTCACCAAAGCGTTCCACAAGGGCAGGGCGTTCCATGTAGACCTTGCGCCATACAGCGGTTACTTCTTCCCATGTACGGGCAATCGTATGCCCAAAGTCACGCCAATACACATAGTCAACAGGCGCACACTCGTACTCAATGCGTTCTTGATCCTCACGAAAGATACCGCCTTCGGTTTCGGCTTCGTCTGTATCCTCGGTAACCTGTAGCCCATCTTCGGGCATACCTTCAGCCATACCGCCAGCTTCACCAGCAATATGCGGTTCGTAGCGTACCCACGATGTACCACGCCCACCAAGTAAACGGTCTAATACCGACTGACTCATAGCAGACTTGTAGTCACCGTAATGGGTAATCTCATAGTCCAATGCCCGTTCAAGCATCATCGATGCCACCCGTGCCACTGGGTCGTTATCTCTGAACCTACGGCTTACATCGGGTCTTGGTAGACGGGCAAAGATAGCTGGGGTAATGGTCTGTACATTTGACCAAAGAATATTAAAGCGGGCGTTAGGGTTATTCCTAGTACGGCTGTCATCACGATACCGCTTGATAATGCGGTCAGCACGGGCTTCCCATTCTTTATACGACCTCTCGTAGCCAGCAATACAGTTGTACCAATCTTCGTAGGTGTGATCCATGTTAATCCTTAGGTAAAGTTACCCATTGCTAATACTTCTGCTCCTGCGCCAGTAGTTACTTTCCAAGCACCATTTTTAGAAAAAGTATTCATTTCAATGGAATAAACACCGATTGCAGTATTGGCGGCTACTAATACATGAGATGTAGTATTGTCTAATACGCTTACAGTAGAAGTAGCTGTAGCGGATACAGTAATAATTAAACGGTGTAAATAATCACCTGCCGCCCCTGTTGTACCTAATACTTGGGCTGTTTGTGAAGCGGCTACATGCTCGTAGGGTAGTGCAAATGTTGCGTTAGCGGCTGTCATATTAAATTCTCCTGTAAGTTGATTTAGGTGTTTGCTTCCACAATTCGTTTAGGGTTACTTCGTTTTCCCCGATAGATACGCCTTTAACCCTTGTATCTTTAAGGATAGGGCTATCTTCATCTTTCCAAACGATGCTGAGATAGCGCATCGCATCGCTAGAGTGTGATGTCCAATCGTGCTTCGGGCGATCTCTAAATACTTTCTTATCATCATCCCACTCCCTTTGGTATTGGCGCAAACATTCAATTAGTTCGTCACACTTATTATCGAACCAAGCACGGGTTAATGCAAGTCTTGTAGCTTGTATTCCATCCTGAAGTGATAGGTTTGGAACAATTTTTAGCTTATTTATGTCAATTTTTGTCGCAAATTGTTCGATTATGCTCTTACCACCACTCGCCAAGGTTTTAGCCCTAGCGTCATGGGGAAGGTAGTGATAGCCATACTTGTAACCGTATTGATCCTCTTTTTGGGCTAGTAAGCCTGTGTAGTAAGGAATAGCCTGACCGTTACTAGAGTGGTGATCTAGCACCCGTATCTCACCGTATACGACCTGAAACCAAATCACAGCCGTGGAATCATTAAAGCCCAAGTCCCAAACGGTATGGCAAGGGAACATGGGGTCATAGTCCACCGTGGTAATACGCTCAAGGTCGGTGATCCTACGCATCTCCTGCCCGTAGAATGCGCCCAGTATGGCGGCTTCAAAGCTACAGAGGAACTCCTGCTCGTACTGGTTAGCTGACATAGACTGTTGTGCGTCTAAGAGTTCAGCTTCAGGCAGTAATCCTGATTGGTCTGCCCTTAGGGTCTTGACATACCAGTTCGGGTTCTTTTGGGCTTCGTTATAAATGTCATAGAAAGCATTATGTCCTTTAGGTGTACCGATAAAGGTAGCCCAGCCTTGGCGGTCTGTAAGCAATGGGCGAACGATCTCTCCCCACAGACGCATTTTCATATCAGCATATTCGTCTAAAACGACACCGTCCAAGTATAGACCCCGTAAAGCATCGGGATTGTCTGCGCCAAATAGTCTGATCTTAGCCCCATTGACTAACTCTATCCATAATTCAGATTGATTAGCCTTGACTATGGCTGGCTCTGCAAACTTGAGTAAGTAATCCCATGCAATGTTCTTAGCTTGGGCGTAGTACGGTGCTATGTAGGCGTAACGGGCATTCTCTTTTTTCTCCATGACTGCCCTACGGATCGTGTCAGCAATGGTCGCTACGGTCTTTCCTGCTCGTCTATGGCATACCAGTACAGCCCAGCGTTGGTCACGCTTGTGAAAGTCTATGAACGCATCCCGTGCCTTGTAGGGATACTCATATTTGATTACTACTTCTTTCAATCTAGAAACTTGTGTTCGTGAACTACCTTGACGGGCTGGTCTGCATCCCCTGTGTGTTCTGTTCTCGCCAGCTTGGGTACATGGTACTCAGCGACTTGCATGAAGCAATCAAATGCTACCTTTGGCCCTAGCTTTTCGTTCATAGCGATCTCATCAAGCCATTTTTGTAGCATATGACTGTTACCATCCACGAACTTAGCGATCGCCTCTCTAGCGAGGGCTGTTGACTTATTAGGCACACCTGCAACACGCCCGCCTGTCTTTTTTCTAGTCTTTTCTACTGTAGAACTCATACCTTACCCAAGTGGTTGTTAAGATAGATTAATCTTTGGTACAATTATATTACAAAACAAGGAGATTGCAATGACACCCACTGTTAATGTTGATGTGCCTATGTCTAAGCCAATGCTTGATGCTCTTACCTTACATGAAACCTTTTGTGTTGCGTCAGGGATTGATACCGTTACGCATGAATCTGTGTGTGACTTTTTAACTAAACGCTTTGGCGAACAGGTAGCAAATCAATTTAAACCTGAATACTTGTATTAATACCCTAACTGTCTTAGTAGGTTTGCGGTTAGGATTCCTGAATATGGCTTCATCTGCATTGCTCGCAAGTCAGGATCAGATGGGTTTCTTGGGTTAGCAATGCCACGCTCTTTTACTACATTGGGCAAAAGTTCAAAAATATTATATTCTTTGTCAATTGTTCCTAAACCTTGACCAGCCACGCCCCTTGGATACGATGGGTGACCTGACTTCATAATCATGGGCTGATCTGCAAAAATTTCACCAATGTTTTGTATTCCACCTTCCATGGCATTGATTTGGCGTGGATCAGTAACCGATAATCTAGCTTGACCGTAGTTTAAGCCGCCTAGGTTTCTAAAATCCCTATCCATGATCTGCATGATGGAATCTCTTACAACCTTGGGTGCGGCTCTGTATTGTGTAACGCTGTCAGCAGAATCTACACCCTTCCAGTTTGGGATCAAATCTTTAATTGCGGCATTTAACGCTTTTTTATCTGTTTTACCCATTGCGGCTTCTGCGTATCCCAGCATACTTTCACCTGTCATGTGGGCAAAGTCACCGCCTGATGGGGCCATGCGCCAAGGGATATAAAGCGGGTTTTGCCCAGTAACTTCTTTAAGAAGTTTAGCGTTTTCAATAATTGGCTTAACTGCGCTTTGTGCTGATGCCCATACCTGATTGGGTGCGTTAAACATATAGTCTTGCCCACCATAAAGGTGTACGGGTCTTTTAAACATTACATCGTTTACGCCAAGCAAGTCACCACCAGCGGCAGTACGGTCAGACATACTGGTAATAAATGGTCTACCCTCAAAGTCTGCCAGCGATACTTTAGGTATAGGAGTCTTGTTTAATTGTTCAACAACAGGCACGGTGTTGGCTATCTTTTCAATGTCTGACTTGCGTTTATTGTCAAATCGCACATCAAAGTCACCAATTGGCTTATTGCGAATAGCGTCAGCTAGGGCTTTATTGGGCGGGGCAATGTATTGAACGCCACCTATTTTGGCAAGATAATCTTCTGCCATGCTTGCGGCCTTTGGTGCTAATGCTCTAGCGGTAGGGGCGGCAAGTGGTGCGCCCATTGATGCCACAGCTATTGGCAAGGCAAGCGGTTCGCCTTGTTTAAAACCTTTCTCACTACCGTATTTACGGTCACCGACCATTGCGCCTTCAGCAAACCCTGTTTCATTTGGTAGTCGGTTAACGCCAAACATTTGGGTAAATGCTTGGGGGTTGTACATAAAACGCTGTGCCTCGGTGGGTAGGTTTACCACCCTATCACTTAAGGAGCGTAATGCACTAGCTAAGTCCATTTACTTAACTTCTTTATCCATGTCTTTCAATTTGTTGGCAAGCATAGCCCTGCGCTCTAGGCGCAATCTCTGTTGTTTTTCTAGCGTGGATTCTTTATGGGTCTGTAATAAGCTGTTTTCGGGCTTAATCTTTTCTTTTTTAAACATCACATATCCTTCATCTTAGAAGCAATCATCTCTCTGCGGGTAGGTTTAGCAGTCTTAGCAGATTCTTTAAAGTCTTTAGCGGATGGTGCGCCTTCGCTACCTACCTTACGCATCTTCTCGCCTGATCCAGCCTTAATGCGTTCCCGCTTGGCGTGAATGTTTGCGTATAGTCCTTGTTTAGCCACAGTTCCATCTCCTCATGCTTGCTTTT